GCGGCTTGGACCTTTGATTTTCCCTCAGCGATAAGACGGTTGGCAATTTCCATTTTTTCTTTAGTTTTTTCAGTCATGACTAGGACTCCTTTTGGGAGTCTATCTACAAAGTGCATTGAAAAAATGCAAGCTATTTCTTATACCGTGGGCCTTCCCAGCCGCTCACTTTAATGGGAAGCCCTTCGGCCCAGGAAGGAAGCTCAGACATGATCTCAATGAATTCTTTAAGATCCCCATTCTTTTTCTCAGCCAACTCTTCATCGTGCGCGGTGAGCAGAATGTCATAGCCCGCTCGCGTATGCCTCAGCATACTTTCTGCCATTAAATCCCTGGATATGGCCTGCACGATGTTTTCTGTGAGTTTGCCCCCGTAAGTGGCCAAGGACTCCCATTGCCTGGTTTTTTGATTGGTGCCCCAATAGTAGAGCCTAGGTGCTCTTTCACCCCAAGAAGTAAGCTCATGCTTGACTTCAGCTCCGTAATAGGCAAAGCGTCGGCCCGAGGGAAGCTCACAATAAAGAAAATCTCCCCGTTTAAACCAAGACAATCTATTGGTTTTGAATCTCTTTCCAGGATTCTGGCAAGCGGCTATGGCAATCCGCTCCATCTTGCCCCACAGGGTAGCTACCGGGCTATGGGTGGAGCGGTAAGCATCAATGGCTCTTTCCGCGATATCCTGCTCCACGGGCTGGCCCAGGGTGTCGCAAGTGCCCATGAACTTTTTCCAGCCCATTTGATAGCCACAGCCCAAGACCGTTTGCTTCCCGATGAAACGCTCTTTTTCATCAGCTTTCGTGATCTCACGGTTAAAAATGACAGAGGCCATTTCACAATAAAGATCCCGCTCTTCGCGAAAGGCCTTAAGGCCGTCTTTATGTTCAGCGAGCCAAAAGAGCACTCGCGCTTCAATGGCATTGTAGTCAGCACAATAAAGGGTCATCCCGGGACTAGCCTGAATCACTGATCTTAGGCAACTTGAGAAAACAAGCATGGGGTCACCATAGAGAAGCCTGATCAGCTCTAGGTCCCCATCTTTAATACTCTCAGATGCCAAAGAAGCGTTCTTTAGATGCCCCCGGGGGAAGTTTTGGGGCTGAATCCCTGCCCCACCCCAGCGGCCCGTATGAGCCGCATGGTACACCAAATGATCCCTGATTCGGCCATCGGTGCGTGAGCGGGCCTCAAAGGCCTCATACTTGGCCGTTGAGGACTTCGAGATAGCTTGTCTGATCTCAAGAAGTCTTTTGCAGTCCCCGGTGATGTAGCCTTCCTTAAGAGTATCAGCCACGGTCTTGGCTTTGAGATCGGGCAGGAAAAACCCTTCTTGCTCAATCCAACAAAGAAGGCTTTCCCTTTGGGTGGTGGACGATGGAGGGAAGCCCTTGGTTAGCTCCCTTGTTTCTTTATTGAGATAATACTTTTCTTCATCAATCAAATCTAAAGCCCGGTCCACCAAATGTCGATCCACCCCGAAGCCTCGCCAGTTGATGGTTTGATCTAGGCACCAAATCTTTCGTTCTTGGGGGGTGAGTCTTGGGAGCTTTAAGAAAAGCTCCGTTTCAGCTTCCACGTCCTTTTTGCAGTAATCCATGAGCCGCTCAATGTCTTCGGGCGTCTCATGCCAACGGGACGGATTCTCCCGAGAAGGCCGTCTTGGCTTACACATCTTGAGCATGAGCTTACGTCCCTCCACATCCTTTTGGTGGCGTAAGCCCAGGGCCAAGGAAGCTCCCTCAAGAGAGCGTGGAATAGACAAAGCCGCCGCTTGGGCGGCCGTACATATCCAGCGCTCAATGGGGATATTCTTTATCCCCTCTTTATGAATGATGCGGGATAGAACAAAACGTGTAATAACTTGCTCAAAAAATGCATTGTGAGCCACCAGATAAACGCGGTTATCAAGCAAAGCGCGAACAAGCTCACCATAGGGAGCGGGGATTTGCGGCGTCCAGCATTGGACACGATTCTTTGTAAGCGTGTCCTTTGTCCCGAATCTCCACGCAACACAGAGGATTTCTGTCGTGGGGTGATTACTATATTCATAAGCGCCCGTTTTCTTTAAATCGCATTCGGATCTTGTTTCATAATCCAGTATCAGGAATTGCTCAGACACGCAAGATCCCCGACTCAGGCGTGATGATCTTAGCCCGGGCCTGGGCTTCTTCCCTGAGTTTAATCAATTCTTTAAGGCATTCTTCTTTCTTTCTCACAAGCTCTTCCACATTCACTTTGACTTCGGGGGGCTTGTTCATCTGCTCCATGATAGCCCGATCCAACGCCTCAAGGACTCTTAGTAAAGAATACTCCTTCACAATGACTTGGCCATGAGGCTCTTCTAAGGCCTTGCCCACTAGCTTAACTAACGGACCCGGTTGAATGGGTGTCCTAAATTGGCAGAGCATTCGAATAGAATCCAGCACCAGCCTATAGTTAATGATCTCTGCTTGCAGGGCTTTGGAGTGCTCAGCGTGGTTCATGAGCTTGCCCCTTCGCGCCTTTGGATTTCGCGCTCAACATACCACTTAGCTTTCTTTAAGTCCTCAAGCTCATCCCCTTTGAGTCCAGCACGCCAAAGGTACTTGATGGCATTGCCAATATTAAAACCTATGTGCTCCACCACAGTGATGCATTCAACACCACTTGGATGGGAGGTGTAGTGTTTTGGGTGGTTCACTTTATCTTCCATAAGCTCTCCACATGAGGACAACACAGGCTACCACAGCGACCACCATGGGGGCCGCCGCTGGTGCCCACCACGGTAAATGCGTTTCAACTAGCCTATTGAAATCCCAAAGGGTCATTCCTGCAAACATGGGAAACATTTTCAGTCCTCGCAGTATTTAGCAATCGGGTGATTGGTATCATTAAAGTAACTGATAAAGACCCGCTTCATGGACCCTTGCCAAAAGCTTTGCTTGAATCGCTGCATTCGGACCCAAGCTGCACTTCGGGCAAGCCAACCTTCACTGTGGACCCCCAGCATCAAATAGCTCAAGATCCAGCCGTCTTCATCAGTCCCGCAGAATGCCACGGACACCCACCACCAAAGGGCTTCAAAAAGATTGGGAGTATGGATTCTGGTGGCCCATTTCAAATGAGCAAGAAGGGCTGGAAAGCGGCCAAACCAAGGTGCCCAAGCATCCGCTAAAGAAGATGGGTTGGTGCGATAGTAATACCTGAAATGCACCCAGAAATTCCACCAAGAAGAAAATGGAAAAAATTTCACCGTTTGACCAAAGTACAAAATGTCTTGGGCAATGAAACGATTATAGTAATGAGAAATAATCCCAAGCCCAAAGTAGTCATCAGGGCCTTCTTGATCCATTGAGAAGCTGCATCCTTTAGGCGTCCTGGCATAGAGTCCTGGAGCAAGCCTACATTTCTTTATCGCTTCTAAATAGGACTCATCATCAAAATCATAATCTCTTAGGACATAAAGAAGCTCAGCCGTGAAGAGCAGGGCATTACCCGAGCTTTGCCTGGGAAACCGTTCACCTGAAATAAGTCCGTTGGTATCGGTATAAGTGGCAATCAGAGAAACCATGTCAGCCGTCATGTCTTTCATAATCTTCCCAAAAGTCAAGGTGGTGGACCGTACCCCTCATGAATTTGTCCGCGTCCACCACCCGGGCCTATTACCCTGGTAAGGGTAATTCTTTAAAAGCCCATTGCATCCTGGGCTGATTCAACGCCGTAAGCGTTAGGCTCATCTGATCCGTCTTCCACGGTCTCAAACTCATCTTCAGCTTTCTTGCGCCCGCTGAAGGGTTCACCATCCCTCAACTTCTGGATGTTTTGAAGACTAAAGCTCACTCCCCGATTGCCAGCCTTGTTATAGGCAAAAGCAATGAGAGTCGCCCTGGCATAGCATCCGGCATAGAACGCCTGATCTTCTTCCGTGATGGTATTGAGCGAAGGCCCCACAACGCCTGGGCGCTGTTTGGATGACGCCGTGACAAAGATGGTGTCCTCATAGCCTTGCAAATCCGGCTTCTCATCTCCATCGCGAAAAGGCATCCTAAGCCCCTTGGGCCATTTTTCTTTAGCCCCCCACTCTTCGGTAGCCGCATTGAAGGCGGCCTTCTTAAGAGCAGAAAGATCCGTCTTCTTAGGGAAGAGCATCACGATTGAAAACTTGGCCTCTTGCCCCTCAAAGCCCGTATGGGCCTTAAAGACGTGCGGGAAACTTGCCCTAAATTCAGGCGTCATGCATTTTCTAGCTTCTACTGCTTTTTTCTTGTCGGACATTTTGGTTTCTCCTTTCTTTATTGTGATTCACCAAAATCTTGCTCAATCTGATTTACAGCCGGACGTTTGTCAGTTTCACGAACTAGGGTGATACCGCTTGAAAGGGCTAAACAGCGGCGCGCAATCCAATCTTTATTGGGGATAACTTTTTCCAATTGGGCGGGTGATAAAAGCTCATGCTTAAATGCCCTATCCCCCACTAGCTTCTTAGCTTCCTTGGCCACTTTCTCGGGGTCAGTCCACTTGCGGGTGGATCTCTTTTCCACCAATTTGTAGCCCGTGATCTTCTCGCCGCGCGAAAGCCTTTGAAAGGCCACTTCCCTCACCTTCCCAATCCAGGTCTCTATCTTGTCTGCAGCATCTAGGATATTTCCCAGGGCCACGCCTTTATAGATGGGGTGCAGTTCGGGATCAGGGAGTGCAAGCGTCCCAGCCGTGGGTGAAAAATCAATCTGGGCTTGCTCCATGGCACGCTCACTCAGTTCGGGGCAGATTGCGGCGGCGGGACACCAACGGCAATGGTCACCGGATTTGAGGGGTGCATCTTTTCTAAGTGTGTCCTTCACCGCTTTCTTTAACTTCTCACCCCAATCTAATAACTCATCGATTCGAAGCCCCCATTCACGTACTGGGCCGCGCTCATGCTCAGCTCTAGGTTGGATGATCACTAGTTTAACGTGGGAAAAGTTGTAGTCGTATTGATGGGCCAAGCCCAAAGCGTAATAAAGGAGTTGGGGGTTCCATTCCGGGTCCACGGGGACACCAGCACCGTACTTAAAATCAACCACGGTGAGCGTGGCAAACTCATCCACAATGGCCGCATCGACCGTCCCATGCATATCGGGGTGGATGTGGGCCAAGCTCACTTTGGTTTCGCAAAGAATAGTCACGTCCTTAGACGTCCGTTTTGCTATCTCTTCAATAGCACTGACAGCATGCTCAGTGATCTCGTGGCCATACTTTTCATAGGCAATTTCAAAAGCTTCACCTGGTGCGCCTCTATTCTTTAAGAGAAATTCCAGGCATTCATGGGCGCGAGTCCCCTCTTTCGCGTACTCGCTTTCAAATGACGGCGGGGCTTTCTTTGATAGCTCAATGGACCCTGGACAATTCATCCAGCGATGTGAGCCCGACGCGCTCCAATCAGAATGCTTTTTGGTGACCATAAAAACCTTTCTTTAAAACAGTCGGGGAGCGGGAAAGCCCCAACCATTAGTGCAAAACCGCTCCCCTATCGATGCTGTGACACCGTTTCCCTTCTGCAGCGGGAAATCTAGCCTTGCAGAGTCTTAAGCACTTTGCCGTATTCAGCGGCCTTCAAATCCCGAACGGACTTCACGCCAAACTTAGCCAGAATCTTTCCAGCCTTCTCACGCGAATGCTCATTGGCGTAAGCCTTAAAAGCTTTAATCATGTCATCTTCCGTGATGGCCTTCATCTTCTTGGGCTCTTCCACTTCTTCCGCATCACCCAGGTCAAACTCTTCCTGGGTGTCTTCATCCGTGGTTTCTTCCTTCTTGGGACGCCCGCGCTTCTTGGGAGCTTCATCCGCGTCGGCCTTCATGGTGCTGATGTCATGCTCCGAAGTCTCTTCAGTCTCAATCGTGGCAGCGGCCGCAGATTGCGGATCAAGCAAATTAGCAAAATTCCGAAGTCTCATGGCGGCTATTTTTTCAGAGTTACTGCCCGACAAATCAATTGTGATCTGCATTTTCTCTTCCCTTTCTTTAGACGTAGTTGATAACTTTTCTCTTCCTGAAAATTGTTTCGATGACAGCCCTGTCAATCGAATTCTGGTACACCAGATATTGCACGTACACGTTCCCCTTCTGGCCGATGCGGTGAGCACGGTCTGACGCCTGGTCATTCTCTGCTGGTGTCCAAGAGAATTCTACAAACACCACGCGTGTTGCTTTTGTCAAAGTAAAACCGGTTCCACACGCCAAAATATTTCCAATAAATAAACGGCGCTCTTTTTGATTTTGAAAACCCCGCACGTACTCATCGCGTAAGCGCATCGGAGTCTCACCCGTAATGACATACGGGTGATAACGCTTGAGCCCTTCTGAAAGCTTTCTCACCACTTCTTTATGAATGGTGAACACCAAAATGCTCTCATCTGTGTCTTCAAGGACTCCTTGAAGAAATTCCAGTGCAGGTTTTACTTTAGCGTTGCCAAGCTCACGCCGATAGGTCGCAAGATGAAGAGTTTCGCCCTCTTTCTTTGCTTCTATAATCCCGTGCATGAGGTCTTCTGGGCTATAGACTTCAAGTAATTCTTTATCCATCTTGGCCGTAGTCGGCGGAAGGGACTCCCCTATCACCATCAGCTCTTCCGTTTTGGGCGGTAATTCCTTAAGGACATCTTCTTTCTTCATGCGAATCATGAAGTGTTTCTTTACCCGTGAAGCTAAATCTTTAAGATTAGAAGCCCCTGAGAAATCCCATCCAAAGTCATTTCGATGGCCCCCACAGTATTTGCGCCCGTATTCAAATTTGCCCATGTAGTCAATCACTTCGGGTGCAGCATTCGAGAGGATCGCGAATAGTTCCATGGGCCGATTGGGCATTGGGGTTCCAGATAGGAAATAAGCCCTCTCAAATTTCTTTAAGATGAACGTATAAAGATGCATTCCCCTTCGCGAATCTTCATTCTTGAATCGGTGAGCTTCATCAATAAAAAGCAGGGCGTCTGGGTTGGCCGTGACAAAGGCATTGATGCTGTCTAGCGTTTTTGGCTGATGCAACCTTGAATCAGGTACTACACGGGGGAGTAGGGAAGGAGCCCAACGCTCGAATTCCTTGAGGGTATTGGCCACCAAGAATGGGGGGCAAATATACAGGCAGGGCTTTTTCAGCGTTTCCGCCATGACAGCGGCGCAAATGGTTTTGCCTAAGCCCGGATCAAGCGCCAGGTACGCGCGGTTACGCGAGAGTCCGTACTCAATTGCAGTTTTTTGGAAATCATAGAGCTTTAAAGATTTAGGATGCGATAGCGGCTCAGTCCATGGCGAGAAGCTTAGAAGAACGCGCGAGATTTCAGTCTTTGCCGTCTCATCGGCATAATCGCGAAGCCTAGCCGCTACCGCATGCGAAGGAGTGTACCAGCGTTGTTTGTTGGGATGCCAGCGAAAGCCTGCTTTTTTTGGAAGCTCGCGCTCTGCATATGAACAGGCAACAACGAATTCACTTCCGGTGAATTGCAACCGCACCACTTCCCCCTAAACGAGATGCTTCAAGAGCTTTCAAACTGATTTATTAATCGTGCAGTACCTTGCGAGTTGCAATCCCGTCAACTCCAAAGTAATTAAATTCGTGAAGCAACCAAAATGGGGGACAGCGATGACGCTCGAAGCGTGGGTCCGTTCGCAAGGTGGTTTTGCAAAAGTTAGCCAAAAACTAGGGATTACTCGCCAAGCGGTGTGGAGATGGGCTAAGGGCACCACACATCCAAAGCCCCCGATGATTACACGCATTATAAAACTCTCGGGCGGCAAGCTTTCGATCTTTGATTTCTACCCCAGCCTCAAGAAATAGGTCACCATGAACATGCTCAAAGAAATCCGACCGCTCTATGAGCGCGGTTTTTCCCTCATTTGGCTCAATGAAAAATCCAAAGCTCCGCTTGAGACGGGCTGGACAAAGCGTCCAGACAAAAAATGGACAGAGCTTGAAAAGGCTTTTCGCCCAGGACTCAACGTGGGCGTGCGTCTTGGGCGCCCCCTGGACGGGAAGTTTCTCGCCGTGGTGGACTGTGATGTGAAGAGCACGGAGTTTGATCATAAGCTTGCAATGATAAAAAAGCTCTTGGCTCTTTTTCCGGCGGTAAAGTGGGGGCCTTTGGTGGAGTCGGGTCGGGGCAATGGTTCGTGCCACTATTACGTTTTGACAGACAAGCCTGCCAAGGCCACGCGCTTGGCCCAAAGTTCCGAAAAGGTGAAAGTCCACATGCCTTCGGCTCTTAGGGTTTCTCAGTACGAGAAAGAGAAGCTCACGGCTGATGAGATCAAAAAGGGGATGAGACTCAGAGCCGCATGGGAAATTTCTTTAATGGGGGAAGGCCAACAAGTAGTGCTACCCCCATCGGTCCATCCTGATTCGGGTAAGCACTACTTGTGGGCCAGGCGGGATGAGAAGATACCCGTTATCGCGATACCGGAAGACACGCGCCAAAAGCCTTCCATGGAAGAAAGTGGATCTAGCGCGTTTGAACCGATTAGCGTGGATCTCGCGTCACGTCAATTGCCTGTAACGATTGTGTCCCTAATTCAGGACGGGGAAGGGTGTTCTGGTGATCGGTCGGCCTCGCTCTTTGTCGCGGCCATGGCACTCGTAAAAGCAGGCTTTTCTGATCAGGAAATATTGAGCGTTTTGACTGATCAAGCGACCTACTTGGGGGCTACCCCCTATGAGCACGCTAAAACGCGATCCAGGGGCAAAGCAGCGGCCTGGGTGAGGCGGTTTACATTGCAGAAGGCAAGGCGTGAAGTGGACGCCCGGGAGCAATTCAAGGCTGAAGTGGTGGTCTCGGAGCTTGAGCCTGACGATGCAGCGAGTCAGGCTTTGGAGCTGGTGGGGGACCCCGACACCAAAGATTGGAAAGAGAAGCTCGATCGCACCGAGCAGGGCGGGATCAAACAGTCTCTCAAGAACGTGATCTTGATTCTGGAAGGGACATTTGGGCCTGGGCTCTTTAAGCGGGATCTTTTCGCCGATACCGAGCTTCACGGGATCAAAACCCCGTGGGGTGGGGTACCTGAACATGAGATTAAAGATAAACACATCACTGACATGAAGGTGTGGTTCAGCCACACTTACCACTTTGAGCCCGCAACCGACAAGCTCAATGAAGCCATTTCCCACATCGCAGGCAAATACGCTTTTCACCCGGTGAGAGATTACCTATCTTCTCTCACCTGGGATGGAAAGCCTAGGCTTGATACCTGGATTCGGGATTACCTAGGCGGGCAAGCGGAAGAGCCCTATCTATCCGCTATCTCGCGAAAAGTCCTTTGCGCGATGGTGGCACGAATCTTTGAGCCAGGCCGCAAGTTTGATTACGTCCTGATTCTGGAAGGCAAACAGGGTTTACGCAAATCCACCATCGTAAGAGCCCTGACAAGCGATAAGTGGTTTGGGGAAGCTCCCCCCAATATCGCGGACAAGGATGCCATCCTGAGCATGCGCTCGGTTTGGGCCATGGAGCTAGGCGAGCTTTCAAGCTTCAGTAAGGCCGATGTGGATCAGCTCAAGGAATTCATCACACGCACGGTCGACCGCATCCGGCTTCCCTATGGACGGCGCACGGAAAGCTTCCCGCGCCAATGCATCTTTATTGGGACCACGAACGCGAAAGAATACCTAAAAGATGACACGGGAAATAGGCGTTTTTGGCCTGTGGCCATCGCAAACGACATTGACGTGGAAACGCTTGAGCGGGATCGGGATCAGCTCTTTGCCGAAGCGCGCTTTGCCTATGAGCTGGAAGAGCCCCTTTATCTCAGTAAGAGAGAAGAGAGCGTTGCCGTCGAAGAGCAGGCCCAAAGAACCTGGCAAGATTCGTGGGTGGAAGAGATTGCAAAGTTTCTAACCAAGCCTGATCCCAATTTTCCGGTGGATGAATTCACAATTGGTGACCTTTTTAGTACGTTTGGGCCGCTTCCGATGGGCACTAGACAGGCCACCAAAGCGGAGCAAATGAGGGCCGCTTCGGCGCTTCGAGTGCTGGGCTATCAAAAAGTATATATTTTCAAAAATAATGTCCGGACATTTTTCTGGAAAAAGCAAAAATCATTAAAACGGTGAAAAGGTGTCACAGGTGTCACAGGTGTCACATTTTAAAAGGGCTTTATTTTGGCTCACTGTTACACCTGTTACACCTGTTACACCTATTTAGAGATATCCCCTAGGTAGGGGGTAAGAGGGGGTGTTAGGGGGGTAATACCT